AGTTGCCACTGAGTATTTTCACTCTACCTCTGCTGAATATACAGGCACAGGCACTGGAGTCTTTGTAAGAGCAACGTCTCCTGCTCTAGTAACGCCAGATCTAGGCACTCCAAGTGCGTTAGTAGGAACTAACATAACCGGCACAGCTACAGCATTTACTGCCAGTAACGTAACCACCAATGCTAACCTAACGGGTGAAGCCACCTCTGTAGGTAACGCAGCCACCCTAACCAACTCAGCGGTTATAGGTAAGGTCTTAACTGGATACACATCAGGGGCAGGTACAGTAGCAGCTACAGATACTATTCTTCAGGCAATACAGAAGCTAAATGGCAATGCTGCGGGGGCTACAGGCACTGTAACTTCAGTATCAGTAGTATCAAACAACGGCTTTGCTGGAACTGTAGCCACGGCTACTACTACTCCAGCTATAACTTTAACAACTACAGTAACAGGCATGTTGAAGGGCAGTAATGTGTCTGGGATTGTAAGTGCTGGGACAAGTGGCGCTGATTACTCTGATGGCACTTCACTCCTAGCTACTGGCATACTAAAGAGTACAACTACAACTGGCGCATTAACTATAGCGGTAGCCGCAGACTTTCCTACGCTTAATCAGAATACAACAGGCACGGCTTATACATTCATCGGTGACCAAACTAACTGGTCAACATATAGATCAAGCGCTGTAGCAAACATGCTAGGTTGGAAGAACTACGGAAACAATCACGTTATATTTGATGCTTCAGCCAGCACATCTCCAACTGGTTCTGGCGTTAATAACACCAATTCAACGTTCGCGTGGACAGCGACATATCCTACTTTAATGGGATGGAATGGATCACAAACATATGGCGTGAGAGTTGATTCTGCTCGTATAAGTGATTCAACCAATGCTCTTAATTCAGCCACTACAGTAGTGAATGTGTCATCTGCAACGGCTCCTACTGTTGGTCAATACTTAATAGCAACTAGCAGCACGGCGGCAACTTGGCAGACCCCCCCGTCTGCGGGGGGATTCCCCGCTGGAACAGCAATGATATTTAAGCAGACCGCTGCTCCTACAGGCTGGACAAAAGTTTTAACTAATGATAATTCAGCATTAAGGGTTGTTACTGGAACTGCAAGTTCTGGTGGCTCTGTAGCGTTTACTACGGCATTTGCAAGTCAGGCTGTTGCGGGGACAAACGGGGTTTCTGGAGCTACCACTTTAGCAACAACGCAAATACCGTCTCATTCTCACACATCTGCCGTTGTTACATCAGCCAGCAATGGATCAACTGGTGGCGCAGCGAGTCTACGCTTCTGCAACAGCGGGTCAACTGGCAACGCAGGAGGTGGTCTGTCACATACTCACCCAGCCGCCACGTTTACAGGTACAGCGATTAACTTAGCGGTAACATATGTAGATGTAATTGTTGCAACAAAAGATTAACTAATATAACCGGAGCAAACAAATGAAACTAACAATCATACCTTCCGATGAGGCTGTCTATGAAGACGGACTCTGTTATTTAAATCTGGTATGGGAAGGAACCCCCGTTAATGTACACGCTCTTCAATGGCAAGATGTTGCTGGATGGATTGAGTATGTGGATCAGCCTAACGAAGATATAACAGTGCTGCCAGAATGGGCAGATAACGCAATGGCTGCATGGACGGTGGCTAACACCCCAATTCCTCCAGAGCCGCCTACAGCCGCAGAGAATCAAGCAACTGCTTCTGGTATTTTAAGTTCTACTGACTGGACAACCATAGCTGATGTAGCTGACCCTATTAACAGCCCGTATTTAGCAAATCAGGATGAGTTTATAGCGTATCGTAACGAGATTAGAAATATAGCTGTTTATCCAACTGCCGGTGATTTAGTTTGGGCTACCCCTCCAGTAGAAGTTTGGAAATAAGGGGAAAATCATGGCAAGCACATATACACCAAGTCTAAAGATAGAGCTGATGGCTACTGGCGATCAGGTTAATGGATGGGGCGATACAACCAATAGCAACCTTGAGAACGGATTGGAGCAAGCTATTGTTGGTCGCGGCGTGGTTGAATACACCAGCGATGCAAATAAAACCATTACCCTTACTGAGTCAAACTCCAGTCAGGACGCAAGAAACCTGTTCTTGTACGTTGACACTGATATGTCTACAACCCTTACTGTGACTAGGGACTTAATAGTCCCGACAATAGAGAAGACATACATTGTTCACAATGATACGGCAGGCGCACAGAGCATTAGAGTAAAGACATCAGGCGGCACAGGAATAACAATTCCTAATGGCAAAAAAGCACTTCTGTATGTAGATGGGACTAACGTAATAGATCAGCTTAATTACCTTACATCCGCAGAGATTGGAACGCTAACCCTTACCAACCCAGTGCCAATTGCCTCTGGTGGAACCAACGCAACGAGCGCCAGCGCAGCTAGAACGAGTCTTGGTCTGGCTATAGGCACAGACGTTCAGGCATACAATGCTGGTCTTCAAGACATATCTGGGCTGGCTAAGACAAACAATAATTTTATAGTTGGGGACGGGACAAATTGGGTGGCTGAATCAGGAGCTACAGTCAGAACATCGTTGGGGCTGGGCAGCATGGCTGTTCAAGATTCTAATTCGGTGTCTATTTCTGCTGGAACCGCAACACTAACATCAATAACCACTAATTCTGCCACAATAACTGGCGGGACAATTACAGGCATTACTGACTTAGCCGTGGCTGATGGTGGTACGGGGTCATCCTCTCTTACTTTAAACAGCGTCTTGATAGGGAATGGAACTGGCGCTTTATTAGCTGTTGCCCCAAGTACGACCGGAAATGTGTTAACTTCTAACGGAACGGCGTGGACTTCAACGGCTGCTGCAGCTTTTGCGGCAGGGACGGTTATCCCGTTTTACAATACTAACGCCCCTACTGGATGGACCAAGCTGACCACTCAAAATGATAAAGCGTTAAGAGTTGTATCTGGTAGCGGCGGAGTTAGCGGTGGGTCAGTTGCTTTTTCAACTGCGTTTTCTAGTCAGGCTGTTACAGGGACAAACGGAGCTTCAGGAGCTACTACGCTGACTACAGCACAAATTCCAAGTCACTCGCATACTATTAGCACTGGCGGAGGCAGTTTTAACTCTATTATAACAAGAGCTGGTAATACAGTGACTGGATCAAATTCCACGGACGCCACAGGAAGTGGCGACTCACATACCCACTCAGCCGCTGCGTTTACAGGAACAGCGATTAACTTAGCTGTTCAATATATTGACCTGATACTCTGCAGCAAGGACTAATATGGCTAAAGACGCTAAAGTATTATGCCCATTGATGGGTACTGAGTGCATCGAGGATGGCGCTATTAAAGACGGTGAGCTGGTCAAATGCCGGTTCTGGGTGCATGTGCAGGGTATAAATCCTCAGACTGGCGAGACGGTTTCTAACGGAGACTGTGCATTTTGCTGGACCCCAATGTTGTTGATTGAAAATAGTCAACAGCAAAGGCAGACTGGCGCTGCAGTAGAGTCATTTAGGAATGAGATGGTCAAGGCTAATGAATCTGGTCAGCAACTCCTACTTAACACAACCAAGGCGGCTAGAATAACTCTAAACAATGGAGTGGACTAATGGCTATAAAACAGAAGATTTCTAATGCGGCAAATAAAGTTGAGAAGGTAGTCGCCAAGGTTGATGAGGTTATCATCAAGGCTGACCCTGTTGCAGATAACTTTCTAGACCTAATTAAAAGATCCAAGAGAAGCATGACAGTGATACTGATTATCGGTTTTCTGGTGTGGCTAATAACGTAAGCTGGTTTGTTACGCGGTGGCGACCATCCGCTGCATGGCTGTACCTTCTGATATGCATACTGGACTTTGCTGTCTTTCCAGTATTATGGATGACGCTTCATCCTGAGCAATGGACTCCCCTAACCCTGCAAGGGGCAGGGGTCTTTCATCTTAGTTTTGGAGCAATAATCGGAATTTCAGCGCACAGCAGAGGGCAGGAGAAGATTGCTCTAATCAATAGGGAATAATAAGATGTTTCTGATGGCGCTTCCCTTGGCTACCAAAATCACCATCGCTACAATCATCGCTGTGACGATATTCGGTAGCGGTCTATACTTGGGTAACAGAATCGGCGTAAGTTCGTGCCAGCAGTCTGTAATCGACTCGCAGGTACACACCATCGCAGCTATCAAGGAACAGGTCGTTATTTCAGACCAAGTGACCACAGAGTATGTAAATACGGTAGCAAAGATACAAACTAAGTCACGCGAGGTACTGACAAATGCCAAAATTTCTACTGCTTCTCTGTCTGGTGATTTCAGGCTGTTCCACGATGCCGCAGCAGACCCCTTTTCCCAAGCCACCGGAACTGCTGATGCAGCCTCCGTTGAAGCTCAAGACCTTGCCGATACCCTCTCAGCCAATTACAGTTCGTGCAACCAGAACTCAGCAACGCTAGAGGCGTTGCAAGATTGGGTTAGAAAGCAGGCATTAGTAGAATGAACCTCTCCAAGAACTTCACCCTAGAAGAGCTTGTTAAGAGCGAGGCTGCCCTTCGTTTAAACATTCCCAACATCCCAACCAAGGCGGAGATAGAGAATCTACGGGTTCTATGCGAGAAGATATTACAGCCGATTAGAGATAAGTTTGGCAGAGTTAAGATTAATAGCGGTTACAGATGTAAGGCTGTTAACGAGGCTACAGGCGGCTCTAAGACCTCTGACCATATGACTGGATGTGCTGCAGATTTAGAGATACCGGGAATGGCTAATTATGATCTTGCCTCGCATATCTCTCAGAACTTTAAGTTCACACAGGTCATCTTGGAGTTCTACACAAGAGGTATCCCTGATAGTGGCTGGGTTCATGTATCATACAATCCAGAACGCTTGATAAACCAAGCATTAACTGCGGTCAGGAAGGATATTAAGACCGTATACCTACCGGGATTATACGCATAATGGCATTCCAGAGACTGCAGTTCAGACCGGGAGTTGTCCGAGATCAGACCAATTACACTGGCGAAGGCGGCTGGTGGGATGGCGACAAGGTACGCTTCTACTCAGGCTATCCACAAAAACTAGGCGGCTGGAGAGAATATACCGCCAATACCCTGATAGGAACCTGCCGTCAGATGTGGGGCTGGATCACCACATTCTCTGACAACTTCCTTGGTCTTGGGACCAATGCAAAGGTCTATATTGAGGCAGGCGGAAACCTTTCTGATATCACCCCATATGCAGATATATCTGCTGCTGGAGACGTAACATTTTCAGCAACTGCTGGTTCAGCCACAATCACCGTTACAGATATTGGAGTTTCAGCCTCTGCTGGAAACTATGTGACCATTAGCGGAGCATTGGGTCTGGGTGGGAATATAACTGCCGCAGTCCTGAATCAGAATTACAAGATTGCTACAGTTGTTAGTGGCTCTGAGTACACCATCGAAGCCAAAAGCCCAACAACAGGTCTGCCTGTTTTGGCAACCTCTGTAGACGCATCAACCAACATCTTCACCGCCAATGTTTCAGACGTTATTACATTCACTACATATACCCCAGTACTTGATGATGTTTTGTATGTAAGTACAACCTCTGCTCTGCCAAGTCCTCTGGTCATTGATACAAAGTATTATGTAATAGCCCCGGCTGGCTCAACCTGCGAACTCTCTTTAACTATTGGTGGTGCGGCTATAAATATCACCACAACAGGCGCAGGAATTCAGTCAGCCCAAGGAGCAGCTACCGTTGGAAGTTATGAGATAGATGTTGGCGACATTGGTGGGACATTTGGGTATGGGTGGGGGGTAGGGGGGTGGAGTAGGGGTGGGTGGGGATCTGGAACAATCAACCCAGTTGCTCTGCCACAAAGAGACTGGTGGTTTGATAACTTCAATAATGACCTAGTTATGAATATCCGCAATGAGGGTATTTATTATTGGGAAAGAGGGGGCGACCCAGATGCTGATTTGTCTTTAGCAGAGAGGGCAATATCTTTACAGGAAGTAGCAACAGCCAATGGCTTTGACCCTACCTTGTGTCCGTTTCAAGCAATGCAGATTCTTATCTCTCAGAATGACAAGCATCTAATTGCGTTTGGGGCAACAGAGTATGGCGAAACAACCGCAGAGAAATTCAATCCTCTGTTAATAAGATGGGCTAATCAAAATGAGCCTTCCAATTGGCTCGTTAGTGCCTCAACCTCTGCTGGATTCTTGGCTGTATCTAGAGGATCTAGAATCATAAGGGCAGTAGCAACAAGGCAGGAAATCTTGGTCTTTACTGACACCCATCTATATACCCTGCAGTTCACTGGGACTACAGATGTATTCTCTATACAAGAATACGCAGACAACATATCAATACTCAGCGGTAGGGGCGTAGCCACTGTTAACAACATTACCTACTGGATGGGTAGAGATAAGTTCTATTCTTACTCAGGTCGAGTAGATACATTGCCAACGACATTAAGAAACTATGTCTTTAATGACATGAACTTTGATCAAGCCGAGCAAATTATCTCAGGCACTAACGAAGGCTTTAATGAGGTCTGGTGGATGTATCCAAGTCTAACCAGCCAGACAAACGACAAGTACGTTATCTACAACCATCTTGAAAAGATCTGGTACTACGGAAACATAGAGAGGACTGCTTGGCTGGACTCTCCTTTAAGAGATCATCCGCAAGCTGTGCGTACAGACTTTGATACTCAGATTGGGACTCTGCTAAATCATGAGGACGGCATAGACGATGATGGACTCCCTATGGAGTCCTATATCCAGTCAAATGACTTTGATATCAATGAGGGCGACAAGTTCACCCTTATCAGACGGATAATTCCTGATGTCTCATTTGACAACTCAACTGCAGTAGCTCCTGAAGCAACCTTCACAATGAGGTCTAGGAACTTTCCGGGGTCATCTTTTGCCAGTAATGTTGATGATTCGGCTAGTGTCATTTCTGCATCAGTAGATACATTTACGGAACAGATCTTCATTAGGGCTAGGGCAAGGCAGTTAGCTCTAAAGATTAGTTCTGATGGATTGGGAACGCAGTGGGCATTGGGTACACCAAGGCTTGATGGTAGGACAGACGGAGAACGCTAATGGCAATGGTGTCATTCAGAGCGTCTCCTCTACCTAACCCTAAGCCAGAATATGACAGGGAGTACATGCTTCAGCTCATTCGAGTGATTGAGCTGTACTTCAATAAACTAGACTCTAATGCCCCTCTCTTCAATCAGTCTTACAGGGGTGACTTCTTCTATGGCGGTGAGTTCATAGGGGATCAGTTTACCGGCGGTGACTTTGATGGCACTACATTTACTGGGGATCACTTTGTAGGCGGAGACTTTACCGGCACATTCATAGGGTCTGGACTAGCCGTTACTCTGCCCTATGGATCGTTCTACGATACAACCAATCAAGCTGGCGGAAGCGTAACCACTGAATACCCGATGCGTCTTGCAGCTACAGACATATCTAGCGGGGTATCGGTTGGCTCTAGATCTGCTGCCTTCACAGGCTCAATAGCTCTTACAGTTCTAACTGTAGCCTCTGGGTTAACAGGGCTTATCTTTCCGGGCATGTTAATAGCAGGAACCACAGTTACTGCCGACACCTATGTTATTGACCAGTTATCTGGTACAAGCGGTGGCGTAGGGACGTATACCGTCTCTGTGTCTCAAACAGTGACCTCAAGAGCCTTAACCGGGGCTATGGCAACCAAGCTCACTGTGACCAATGCAGGGATATATAACTTACAGTTCAGCGCTCAGTTTATTAATACTGATGTCGCGGCTCATGACATTGATATATGGTTTAGAAAGAACGCAGCCACCCC